CGCTGTTCGCTGCGGATGTTCAAAAAAGACTGCGCGAATTGAATGGGATCACAACAATAACAACAAAGTGGACGCAAACAAACAAAAGCGTAAGGATACAAACCAACGCAGGATGGGTGAAAAGCCATGTGCTATTTCGCGACACGACAGTACAAAACAAAGAATACAGGTTGGCAATGAATCAGCTTGTAGGGTACACAATGTCAGGAAAAGCAAAGCACGATGATGTTCCGGATGTGTTAGCCATGTTTGTGGACATGGTTGTTTCCGCCGATATGAACACAGCAATTATAATGAAACGCCCATTCTAACCTTTGACAAAAGCGCAAGAATGTGATATGGTATCATATGCAAGGGTAGCAGACTTGCGCTTCATAAAATGATGTATTGCGGGAGGAATCTTGCTTTACATACTTGCGCCTGGTCGATGCTGCTACCATCGGTCGGGCGCATTTTTTTACTTAGTAGCAGGAGGTAAAAATGTACACTATCTATCAGCACGTCTTTCCAAACGGGAAAAGATACATCGGGTTGACGCGAACAAGCGTTGAAGAAAGATGGGGATTTCGTGGGTATAACTACAAAACGCAGTTTGTCGGAAGGGCAATAACAAAGTATGGTTGGGAAAACATTCAGCATGAGATTATTTGCGAATGTGATGGTAAGTCGGACGCGGAGGAATTGGAGCGAATCTTCATTGACTATTACGAAACAACAGACCCACAATACGGGTACAATGTCCTTCCGGGCGGCGATGTTGGCGTGAACGATGCAACACCAGAGATGCGAAAGAAACTTGGGAATGGTATGCGTGGAAAGCATCACACAGAAGAAACCAGGAGAAAAATAAGCGAAGGGTTAAAAAGGGCAATAGAAAATGGCACTCGAAAGGTAAGGTATGGTGAAAAAGCATCTGAGGAAACAAGGGAAAAGATGCGAAAGGCAAGAGCAGAATGGTTATCGAAGGGAGATAACAGGCAAAAAGAAGCAGAGAGGGCAAGGGAAAGAAATAAGAAAATATGGGAAGATGAGAGCAAGCGCACGAAGATTCTTGGGATATTAGAAAAATACAGAAGAAAACCGGGGTCGTACTCATGGTCGGATGAATCAAGGAAAAAATTAAGCGAATCAACGAAGGGGAAACACGCGAGAGAAAAAAACTATAACGCAAGGCCGGTGGTACAATTAACAAAAACGGGGGAATTTGTTGCAAGGCATGGGTGCATAACAAGCGCAGCAGAAGCCGTTGCGCCAGAAATATGGGAATCAATTAGATCAACGATCGGGAAATGTTGCAGAGGACAGAAGAATTTTAATACCTGTCACGGATACAAATGGATGTACGAAGATGAATATTTGAAGAAAATAACATAAATTATACAATTCATCAAAAGACCCTTAACCGGGTCTTATTTTTTTACCCATTTTCACAACATTGTCAAATTATACAGGGTGACGCGGTATTTTTTGCGGAATGGTAGCGTGGTATGTTTACTATGTAAAGGTGGTTTCCATCTTTGCGTCTTTCTGCATATTCCGCACAGTCCTTCTTCATGTGTGACCTCCTTCATCCCTCCATGAGCCTCCGTGCCGGTCCGGAGGAAAACATAGACCGGCCCCCAAAGATTTGGAACAGAACAGCAACACTACTGAAAACAGCATTCGCGTGGTAAGCGGAGCCTTATTTGGGCGGCGCGATATTTTTACGGCCATTGACGAACTGACCGCTGACAATGTGGTCGGTGAAGTTAATTCTGCCCTGGTTTACCACTTCCAGAACATTCTGGAAGAAGAATACCTGTACTGGTATCGGCGCGGATTGCAGCCCGTATTGAACCGTCACAAGGAACGCAACAGTTTCGTGCTGAACAAGGTGGTCGAAAACCACGCGCAGGAAATTGTTGAATTTAAGGACGGATACCTGTTCCAGCAGAAATGTAATTATATTTCCCGCCGCGCTGGGGTCAAAAACAAGGTAAATCGTCTTAACGAATACCTGTACCGTTCCGGAAAGCAGAATGCGGACAACGAACTGGCGAACTGGTTCCACACGGTCGGCAAGGCCGCGCTGTACGTGGAGCCGTCGGACGAATTGGATTCTCCAATCAAGGCGTATGCAATCGACCCGCGCAGCGCATTCGTTGTCTATTCGCTTCGGCCTGGAAAGAAACCGGTCTATGCGGTGAACATGGTAATCGACGGCGACTTTGTGCATATCGATGTGTTCACAAAGGACCGGATCTTCCGGTTGGGCGGGGCCGTAACAGGAAAGACCACCACGCCTTATCCCACCTACGAAGCGATTGCAAGCACCCTGGAACGGGTCGAAGAAAACCGGCTGGGGCATATCCCCATCATTGAGTACCGGTACAATTCGGTCAACATGTCCGCGTTTGAGGGAGCCATCTTCCTCCTGGATGCCATGAACAACATCCAGTCAAATCGTGTGGACGGCGTGGAACAGTTTATCCAGTCCATCGCGGTCGCCGTGAACTGCCAGTTTGAGGAAGGGACCACGGCGAATCAGATACGCGAGGCTGGCATGATCGCGTTGAAGTCCGTCGGAGAAAATAAGGCCGATTTCCAGATTCTGTCCGAGGAACTTAACCAGTCCCAGACGCAGACGCTTGTGGACGATCTGTATGACAAGGTGCTGCTGATCTGCGCCATGCCTATGACGGCACGTAAGGGCGCGGGAGCCTACGACAGCACGGGTCGCGCCGCCATCTTCAACAACGGATGGGAACAGGCCGCAGCGTCCGCACGGCAGACCGAAGAACTGTTCATCAAATCGAACGAGCAGTTTGACATCATCTTCACCGATGTGCTGCGGAAGAAGGGCCTGTTGGACATCAATCCGTCCGACTTTGAGCTGTCCATCGTCCGTAATGAAACTGCCGGTATGCAGTCCAAGGCCCAGGCGTTGCAGACCATGTTGGCCGCCGGTATGCACCCCGAACTGGCATTCACCAAATCGGGCATCAGCAACGATCCCGTCAGCGATGTCAAGATGTCCGAACCGTATTTGAAGATGATCTGGGGCGACCCATTCCGCGTAGACGAAACCGAACAGCAGACGAACGGCCAGGGCGAAGCGGAGATCATCGAATCGGACAACAACAACGGTGAGAACGTATCCGGAGGCAGCGTGTAATGGACAGACTTCCTCCGTTCGACCAGCTTGCCGTACTGCGTTCCGAACTGGAAAGCGACTTTGCGGCTGGACCGGAGGAACGGAAACGCCGCAAGCGTGACCGTATAGACGAGATCCTTGAAATGCTGATTATGGCCTATATGTTTGGCAACGAATCAGCTAACACGATGCTGTTTGGGACGGATGTGGTCGATACGCTTGACCCGGAACAGCCGAACCGACCCGTCCGAATTGATGTGGACGATATGAACAAATCCGTCTTTGCCGAAATAGCCGGTAAGGATTGGGAACAGAGGGTATCGGAATACTACGATTCGGATAGCGGAACAATAGACGATGTGATCCGCGTGGTCGATACCGATATGAACCGGATTTACAACGATTCCGTATTGGATGTTGGCGAAAAGGCGAATGCGGGAAGGGTCGAGTGGAGCAACGAGGATTTGCCAGCACCGGACACGAAAAACCGGGTTATGAAGACATGGCAGACGATGTTGGACAACCGCGTCAGAGATACCCACGAATATTTAGAGGGTATGACGGTTCCAGTCGGCAGACGCTTTTACACGTATGACGGCGATTCGGCCCGCTATCCTGGCGACTTTTCAAACCCGGCAAACTCAATAAATTGCCGCTGTCGCATTTCACTATCAATGGCATAAGCCTTTGACATAAAACTGCGGTGATGCAGTCTAAAAAGCGCATTACGGGTGAAGAAAACATCCTCAACAAACAGAAAACATAGCGGGGTGATCCGCTCCAACAAGCGCGAAAGGAACTGAATATGGCTAACAAGTACAAGATCGACCCTTCCAAGATTGAAGGATTCGACAATCTGTCCGCCGACGAAAAGGTGGCCGCGTTGCTGAATCAGGAGATCGAAGTGGAACAGACCGAACCGGCGGATGTAACGAAACTCAAAACTTCCCGCTCCCAGGCGAACAGCGAAGCAGCCGAA